CTGGCAAAGCTGATCCGGCAACGCCGCCTACTGTACCGCCAACAAGTCCGCCAGCAAGACGGCTGGCAGCATCTTCACCAGCACCTATGCCAGCAATCGCGCCCTCTGTTGCGCCTATAGCACCGCCAAGTCCGGCAGTGCCAGCTTTCTCTAAAACCTTTCTGCCAAGCGCTGTGCCTGCGGCTCTTGCACCGCCCAAGCCACCTGTGACAAGACCGCCGCCTAACTCTGCCGCAAGTGCGGTGGCAGGGTTCTCTGCTCTAAAGTCTTTTAACTGCCCACGAACATCGGAGACTGTTTTGTCGTAATCGCCAAGCAAACCAAAACCTGTGCGCAGGCCAGCTTCCACTTCATCACCGAAGCCAAGCAGGGCGCCCTGACCTAAAGCGGTGCGTGCAAGATTAGCAAGATATCCATCGTCATCATCTTTGCGTTTGTTTTTGGTTTCGACATTCTTTCGCTCACTGGCGATGCGGTTCACAAAATCTTGCTTTTGTCGGTTGGTCATTTTGTTGAAGTCGTCGCCAACCTCAACAACGCCCACACCGTCTATTTCTATTTTTGGCATTATTTGACCACCTTATAGCCTATGTCATCACTGGTTGTGACAGACCCATAATCAGAAAAATCAAAAGAACTAACTCCCTGAGTTTTGCGGCGGCGGTTAATGTTCCGCTTGCGCTCTTCCACAGCACGCTCATTTGCTCGTTGCAGGTCTTGCAAAGCTTTGCGGACTGCTTTTGTGTTGTTGCGGTTGTTTACAATTTCTTTTAAGGCCCTCTCAGCGTCGCCTTCTGTCTGCGTACCTTTGTTGAGACGCAAGCTGGCGTTCCTCAAACGCTGCAAGAACAAATCAAAACTTTGCCTGTTTAGCGTGTCCTCATCCCCGCCGCCTAAAGCTAGAGACACAGCATCTGTAGCGCCTGAAAGTGGGCTGAAGCTCAAATCACCAGAGTCAATTAGCTGCATGAAATCATTTGTTTCTGAAACAATGTTTCCTGCAATATCAATCGCGCCGAAATCTTCATCCTCTGCCTTTTGAGCCGATGTGCTAAGAGGCTTGTCGGCTTTCTTTTTCTGCTCTGCCGCAGTGATCTCATCAAACACATCGCTGCGCTTGACCTGAATGTTGCCCTCTGCGTCTTTGGTGTAAGTGTACTTTCCACCACCTAATAGGCCGGACTCCATCTTCTTTGGCTGCTGATAAACAACCTTTGGGTTAGCGCGGTCACTTAGGTCAAGCAGTGAGCCACCAACCACCTGAAACCTGTTTTGATTGAGCCTGTCCTGTCGAGCCTGCTCCAGACGTGCCAACTCGTCCTGACGCTTCTGTGCTTGGTTAAACGCGTTCTGGTACATCTGCATCCCCTGCGCCAGTGACCCACCTAATGAGGTGGGCTTGCCTACAGAGGGAGCGCCACCAGCCAACAGGCCAGTAGCTAATCCCATGATGCCCTGCGTGCGCGGATCGTTGAAGTCCTTACCAAGCAGACCGCCCATATTGTTACCGCCGCCAAATGCCATCTGCTACTCCTACATCATTCCCAGCAGGCCACCGCCTACTGCACCAAGCATCGGGTTGCCAAACATCGCGCCAAGCTGCGCACCACCTAATGCACCGCCAAGTGCAGATGAGGCTGAGTTGCGGAACACTGGCTCTATAGTGTTTGAGCCAACTGTGCCGCCGCCAACAAGCGCCATATAATCTTTGAGCTTTTGTGCGTCTATGTTTTGTTCGAAATTGAAGCGGTTGACCGCATCTTGCAGTTCAGCTTGTGACTGACCCTCTCTTGCAGCGCCTACTGCCGCTAGCTGCTGTAGATCTTGGTTCTGTGCTGTTGCCGCCTGACCGATTGCTGCCTGCTGCGCCTGTAATGCGGCTGGCGCTAATGCTGCCGCCAAAGCCTGCTGATTAGCACCTGACCCATATCTGCCTGCCTTTGCAAACTGGCTCTGCACTTCATTAACCACAGGTGCAAACGCAGCGCTCATCAAAGGGTTTGTCCCCATCAAGTTCTGCTGCACAACATTTGCTGTTTGCGCTGTCATGCTGTTCGGGTCGAGCGCACGCTGACGCATTAAGTCCAGCGACATTTCGCTTTCTGGAGAAAAGCCGACAACCGTCGAGGCTGGATAATAGCTTGGCAGATCTGAATTGAACTGCTGTTTTGCTTGCTCTAAACCAAACTCAAGAAACGGCTTTGCGTAACTTGGCGGCTCAACCTGTGTATTGACAGTCTGCTGACCGCCGCCTCCACCACCACCTTTAGACATATTCTTTCACTCCTACCGTTGCGGCTTCTTCATAGCCCTCTAATGCGCGAACCCATCCGCGCCGCCCTATAATTTCACAGGCCACACAATCCCAGCGCTTTGACCACTCGATTGCTGCAGCCTCTAGTTCCTGCAAAGTCTCCAGATTTCCACCCGCAAGCCAAAAGCGAAGCGTCCGGCGCTGCGGATAGTCTATAACCTCTGTTACCAAACCCGCATCCTCTGCAGGCCAGAACTGAGCGTCTCCTCTCAGTATTGTTGCGAACACATCGCCTACTTTGTGCGACCCATGAGCGTATTCTAAAGCCGCCTCTATGAAAGGCGCACAGTGCATCCATCTAGCCGATAATGACGTATCCGAAGGTTCTATCGGCTTGGCTGTTGTTTGCGTGGGTGACTGTAAAACTTTGCTTTGCGCGGGTGCTGACATGGATTGTCCCGTTGCCTATTTCTGCAGATGCGTTTGCTGTGGTTGGCATCAACAAGATAATGCTGTCCAAGCCTGCGCGGTAATCTGTGACTGCCGTTGTTGCGGCACTTGCGGTGCAAGTAAACGTGCCAGTGCTGTTCAACTTGCCGTCCAGAACACCGTTCACAACTTGTGAAATCTCACGCGGGTTGTTTGCCTCAGATGGCAGTCTGCGAAAGTTAGCGTCTGCCAATAGTCCGACCCTCTATGTCTACGCCCTGTGCAAATGACCAGTTACCTGTGATATTCATACGAGCGCGGTGAAAGCGCCCCTGAACGCGATGCTGGCAGAAGCCTTCGTCTGTAAGGCTGGCGGCAGTATCAAATGACACCGCATCGTCCTGCCTGTCTCTTGCGCCTAATTGCATCGTCACAGAGCCGTTTTCAAAATACGGCACTGAGCGTGTGACAACGGTGTGCCTGTTTTGCGTTAGCGCAAATTCAGACGTTTCAATAGTTCCTGAAAGAACTGATCCAGTGAAGCTATAAATCTTCTTATCAAAGCTCCCCCCAAAGAAGAACGTCCCACCTTTATAGATAGACGAGTCAAGAGGCGCTGGAAGGCTGTCCAAATTAGCAGCAAGATTGTCCAGATCCTCAATCGTATACGCTGGAGTGAACATAGGCGCGATAAGCTCCGCCTGCACTTCCAGAATAGACCATCGTCCCAATGCGTAATTATAAACCAAGACTTTGTCTGGCGTATCGTCTGTCGCGCTGTTTGATACATACGACCAGCAAACAATCTGGTTAGATGGATCGACCGCAGCAGACATTTTTTCAATGTGTGCATCATCAAAATCCTTAAAGAAAAACTCGTTTATTTTCTCAGCGCCGATGGGCTGGGACTGCTGTCCGTTGAAGCTGTAAAAGCCGTCCTGAGACAAATAAAATACGTTGCCGCCAACATTCGTGACGCTGTTCGGGTACGGACATCCGCGCTGTGTTTCCACGCGGTTGATTTCGTAGATAAGCGGTGAGCCTACATAGTAAGCAACAGCGATGGCACGCTCTAAAAGTATGACCGCCCTTTCGCCTCCAACCAATCCAGTGACAGCGCCTGCGTCTGGAATAATTTGCGAGTCTGCTTGGTCTGTGCCAATTGTCCAGCTTGTCTCATCGTTAAGGCCAGACCAGCGTACTTTATTTGGCACGCGTCCTGTACCCTCATCAATGTTTGCCGTCCACACCTGATCTCTTACAACAGCGATAAAGTCTGCCTTTGGTGGTGTGCCTGACAAGTTGCTAAATGCTGAGTCAGTGCCGACATTAAAC